ACCGGCACAACTTGCCGCATCATTTCTGCTACCTTATCACTATTGATGAAAAAGTATTTGATCCCAAATCCTAACTTATGTCGGGAAGGGTAATGGTCAAAAGGGATTTTGAGAAGTTTCTGAAGCTCCTCTAATCCTCCTTTTTCCTTTATCTTCTCGATTGTCTTATCAACCTCAATTCTTGAAAGATCTGAAGTACCAGAGTTATCTGGTGGTTCTACACCTCCGAAAATTGTTCGTAAAGAAATTAGCGATTTCTCGCTACTGTCATTTTCTCCATCAATAGATGGAAAAGCAACAGCTCTTAACTTACAACCTCCAAAGTGTTCATCACCGGTAAACCCGGGTACAGGTAGAGATTTCAAGAATGGTGAAATAATATCATGAATATATGATCGTTTGCTTAACTCTCGTTCTTTCGAACTAAGTGAAGCATAATCAAAATTCAGGCTTAAACCACCATGAGAAGTTGGGACTTTCAAAGACCTAACAGTTTTCCTCAAAGGCAACAGATTTCTACGAATAAATTCATCGCGGATCTCTTGAGTTGCCCCAAAGTAAAACTGGGTCTCTTGAAAACAATAACCAATTGTAGCTCCTGTACGGGTTTGGCATGACACCTTACCTGTATGGAGGCACTGGCCCTCATAAAATAATTGAGAGTTAACAGTACAAAATTTGTCATCAATAAAGTTCTTTCCTAAAGATAGGGAAAGACCCACAGTGGGTGCATTAGCACGCCACTTATTGATAACATCAATTGGTCCACAAGCAACAACATCATCGCCATTAATCAGATATTTACCAGGTTGAAAACCTGATTCTGAGACGATGAAGTCGTTCAAAAAACAGAGGAGGGGAAAGCTAAGCAAGCTTCCCATGAGTTGGCCAGACGATTGCTCGCCTAACTTACCTCCAGGGTACTCAATAATATGATTACTGCACTCGTATCGAGCCCATTCCTTTGTTGAAGGATTGGGTACCGATTCAAGAATGCCCTCTAGGAGAGCATTAGTAACAGACATTGGAAAATTGTCTGTTGCAGCAGTGTAATCACCAGATAACCACAAGTCCTGCTCACCTTTGTGAGCCAGGATACCTTTGACTTGAGCCTCGATTCTATGAATCCAGGGCAAACCATCAGTCATAAAATCTTTCCATAGTACGGACTTAGAACATCCGTTAGAAAGACAAAACTGTGGTAATTCTCCTAATACCTTAAACAATGCAATCTGCATAGGTTGTAATGCCTTCGTCTCAGACTCAGCAATGGTAATCATCCGAACCTTAAGGGGTTCAGACAATGCCATAGCTTTGACTCTGGGAGGATCGGCAGGAGGTAAAGAAGAAAACGTCTGGTACAAAGAAAAATCTTCCTTCAAATAAGGAACCTT